TGGTCTGGAACTTTCGGATCTAACAACGATTGGACGTATGAAAAGTACATGCGAGAGCAATCTGGCGTTCCTGCGATCCAAGGTTGGGGTAATCCAGCTAATGTTTCGGGAGTTAATACCACAGATGCACTGTTTGAGTGGTTTTATGGTAGAAATGGAGCAGTAAAAGCAGCACTTCCCCGCTATTTGTCATTTGAGCAGTCTTATGACAGTCAATTTATCTACTATTTGTACGATACATCGTATCCATGGAACGGTCCGATCTTCGGAATCAACTTTGGACTGTCAGATGCAGCGTGTTGTACGAACCAACAGCAGAATTGTGTACCATCTTACGAATATTACAGTCAATTTTACGAAGTCAGAGCAGATTCTTGGGAAACTCTGAAGACAAAGATGACTTTATCCGACATGAAGTCGAAAAATGTCAATGAATCGTTCCTAGTTGCGGATACAACCAGTACAAGAATACTATTTCGGTACACAACTACTTCAGGATCGTGGTTTGTTGGTGAAAAAATCAACGGATGGGACATTACACAGGTCAGATATTTCGGTGATGAGCTAAAAGTAGGGTATATGGAGCTCTCTGGAAAGGGAAATGACTTCACATATCAACAAGCTTTGACTTCTTCGGACGGTGGAGGCATCCAAGTACTCGCAGGATATGGTATTAAGGACAAAGGTGCGTTCTTTGGGGTGTATGAATTCCCTAAAAAGATCACTTACTACCGTATTGAGATCGATCCACAGCAATTAATCGCAAATCGTACCTTAGATACAGCAGAAATTAGAGCAAATATTGATTCAGAGGGTAGAGTTGCGAGTGTAGACATCATAAATGCAGGATTTGGATACAACAATCCGAAGATTGACATCGAACAACCTGCAGTTTTGACCGAAAGATCCGCTAATGACAACGCAAGGAAGGTATTTCACAACATGGGTGGATGGGATCAGGCATTTGTGGACTCTCCAAACGACCCAGTTAACAATCCAGACGGTACAAAGAACAATTTTGGTATGAAAGATATCAAAAAGAAGCAGTCTGCGGTGCTAGAAGAGGATATGAGTGAGTCATATCAGGAAAGAGAGAACTTAATGCCCTATGGAAAGGGATCAATTACGGGTGATGTGCAAATATCAGGCACAAGTAAGACCATAAACACAGGATCTAAGCAATTAAGAAGAGCAAGTGGAGAGGGAAAAGGTAAAACTCCTCTCAAAAAAGCAGTTTTAGAGATATCACAGATCAATGAAGACGGTTCTATTGTAGAAATACTCATCAAAGACCGTGGAAGCGGGTATGATCCTGATCCAAATGAGAGACCGAACATCTATATTGTGGAATCTGAGAAGGAATCTTACAAGATGCGTGGTCCAAATGTAAATCTGTCCACTAAAACGTTCGCAGATAACGTAAAAGCGGAGCATGGACTAAAAGAGAGCATCCAAAACCGTGCAGATGCTGATGATGAGGAAGTATCGCAGATGGATAACGGTGTTATCGGTGGATTTAACACTATGATGAACGGATTTACCACAAAGTACCCTACTGGTTACGTCCGTATTAAGGATTATGATGATGAAAAGACGAATTTGTGCTCAAATTTCCCCGCAAGTTGCATAAACATCGAGTTTCCGAGATTATATGAGGACGCATTGTTCACTGCAGAGGATATGACAGGTGCAATTAAGGCATCTCCTCGTTTTAATGAGATGATGAACAACCAATACCCCGAAATGTTGAGTGGGGTGAGGATGACAGATGATAGAAGTGACGGATTCTCTGATTTATGGGGTTGGAACAACAAGAAAAACTGTATCGAACTACCTCAACCTAAGTTATACACCGCTACTCGCTTTTTTGAGATACCTTGTCCCTATCTTGACCTAAACGAAGAGGGTAAACAGAGGGCATATGGGTATATGGTATACAAATATTGTGCTTCGAAGGCAGAGAAGGCAAGCTTTAGGGTTTCGATGGCGTTAGAGGGGCATACAACGGGTTCTCAGGGGCAAGATTTCATGAACTTCCTAAGGAATCTACCAGAACCCCTATTAACTTGGACTAGAGACTCAGGACCAGGTGGAAATAGCAAGTGTTGGCCATGTAAACGAGGTGATATCGAAGGTAGATGCTATCGTGACCCAAGTAACTCCAGTGATATCGTATTTGTACCAGTAGGTAGTGATGAAAACACCTATGATTACAACAGACAAGGGTTTAGTGAGTATCAACAGTTCCAATTATGGTTAGGAGGTAACTTATCTGCGTATAATCAAGGATTCTCCACTTCATACGGTAATACATTCACGAATGTCACTATTAATACTTCTCTGACTAATGGATTGCCACAGAGTGAGTGTTGGGATACCTATCTCCGCACTGGATCAAACCCAAATGGAGTATTAGATGCGTATTGCGGATATAGTCCTGCGAATCCTGGTACAAGCAAGGTAGCATCTACGGGATTCTGGGATATTGGGTGGATAGCGAACCCTCCATGCTCATATGGACTTGCATTGGACTTTGTAAGTGACGCTGCTATTGCGATAAACCCCAGATTGATCTCAGAATTCGAAATACTGCTAGGACCGTTTAACGGAACCATGACGGTACTGAATTATAATACTGGATCTACTATCACATATGGAGAATCTATCAAAAACTTCGGAAATCCATATTTCAGCGAATGCGACCTCGTATTCGGAACTTTGACCAACCAAACTAATCCTGGTACTCTTATAGATACCACTAAGAGGATAAATCCCTCATCATATGATCCTTCCGATTCGGATAGAGATGAATTTGATGATGAATTTGTGATACCTGAATCACACTATACTGAAGATACATAATGGCATACGGATTTCTCTTACCAGTTGCACCAATTACGGGATTGCCTTGTTCTGGGCACGGAATTTGTATTCCGTCTACGGTTCATTGTGTCATGGGGTGTTCGGGACCTCCTCCCATGTACCCCATTAAGATTAAACAGTGGACATGTTGGTGGCCACCACTATCATTGATACCTTTTGGTCCTCTACACCCTTTAAAGGCAACGGTACTGACGAACTTCTTACCAACTATGACATTTGGTGATAGGTTCATCAACCATCCATCACCGTGCACGAATATAGTGATTCATATGTGTCCGTGCGGTAAAGCGTTATGTCCGATACCAACTCCGTACCCATGTTCTATGCTTACCATAGAAGACGGAGGTATAGGACACACTAGAATCCTCATTGCACAATCTAAGACTGTCTTTTGCTACAAACTCCCTATAGGTCGAATCTTCGATCCTCTGGGAATCGGATTTCCTGGTTTTTCTTGGCCATGTTCTTCGGTGGTTGCATATGGTAGTCCGAATGTGCTATCATCATAGTATCAATATAAGAGATCATGGCGATTTACACGAAACTAGGGCAACTGAAGGAAACTCGTCCAAAGAAGACCCGTCAAGGGCATTCTATCAATACGAAGCTTTCAGCAACTTCCCGTAACAGTGCGAAAAAGAAATATCGTGGGCAAGGCAGGTGACTTACAAAGCATTACCTGACTTTTTGCATGTAAAAGATAGCCCTGTCGCAGGACAGGGCATTTTTGCCTTGGAAGATATCCCAGAGGGTGTAGACCTAGGGTTGTCACATATTGTACTGGATGAAGAGATATACAGAACACCTCTAGGAGGGTTCATAAATCACAGTGAAGAACCTAACTGTATTAAGTGGAAGGTTTTCGTTCCCCACAAGTATTTGTACTCAGTGAAAACCATTAAACCTATTAAAAAGGGTGAAGAATTGTTTTTAAAGTATACTTTCTATAAAGTGCTATAAATAATCCAGACAACTGTTGTAAACAACTTAATAATGGCGGGATACACGTTTCGATCTGAGAAATTCTTTAGTAGAGGTTTTAAAGACTTTGCAGTCTCCTTTAAGGCGAACCCTAATACTAAGGATGTTAGTGCTGTGTCCAATGCTAATGCAATTAAGCAATCTGTTAGAAATTTAATCTTAACTCAGTTCGGTGAAAGACCTTATCAGTATGATATTGGATCTAGAGTATCAGGATTATTGTTCGAACCATTTGATGTCTTTCTTGCTGAAGATCTTCGAGATGAAATTTATAATTGTATCTCTAGGTTAGAACCTAGGGTAGAGGTTAGATCCGTAAGTGTCAAACCTTCTTTAGATGAGAATGAAATAGACATTGCTATCAACTATGCCATAGTGGGTCAGCAAGTTACACAAGTTGTGCAGTTCATCCTAGAGAGAACATAACATGCCAGCTACCCCATCAGAATTAACCTCTCTAGATTTCTTCGAGATTAAGGAATCTATTAAATCGTACTTGCGTACTCGTGATGAGTTTACGGATTATGATTT